GCGGAGGCCTGGGTGAACATCACGGAAAGGATGGCCTTGTCAATGGCGCCCTTCATCTGCTGGGATGCGTCATCGGACCATTTATCCACATAGGCGATGTCGGCCTGTTTCTGCTCAACATCATTGATTGCAAAGGCAAAATACTCACCACGGTCAATCAACAGGTCAATGACTTCCCCTTTGGGGCGGTCATATTTCAGGGACTGGCCTACCTTGTACTTGCGGATGGCCATATCCGGAATGGTCCGGATTTTGACTTTATCGCCGTACTTGGAAATCTCCCCCTCATAGTCAGTATTGGCTATGTGAGCGAAAACAGTGGAGGTATAAAACTTAACCAGTAATTTGCCGGACCATATCTCAGGGATATAAGTCCCGGACATACCAGCATATGGGCTGGCCTGGGGGGAAACGGGATACATGGGTTACTCCTTATCCTTAACCTTGAACACGCCCCTCGGTCTGTGCCTTGAAGATGTCGGCCTCAATCCGCTTCGCTTCATCCGGGTTATCCTTGTATGTCCCGTTTGGCTGTGCCACTTCGGTGAAAAATTCAAGGATTTCAGCCCCCGTATAAATCTTGCCCACGGGTTGGGTGGTGACCGTTGTCGGGTCCACACCGGTTCCTAATGGGACATCCGGCTGCTGATTTGGTGCTGCGGGTTGCTGCGTGGCCTGGGTTGTGACCCTGGTCTTAAAAGCCTGGCCCTGGGGTGTTGCAAGGAAATTATTGATAATAGATAAACAAGTCGCCTTATCCCGGACGGTGATAGCCTCCGCCCACGCCTGCATATTCTGCACACCTGTTGCCTGGCTGAATTCCTTCAACCATCCCGAGAATTCGGGAGCAACATCAATATCGTTGTAGTCGAGCTTGTGAATGTTGTAGACATCCACGGTCACTGAACTCCTGAATATTGTTTTGTCATGCTGCTGTGCGGGTGCCGGTTCTGCCGGTTGTGCGGGAGCGGGATCTGGAGCCTTCTGGGTTTGAAGTACCTGGTTCAAAGCTTTGGCCATGTCGCCAAACTCGGCGCCATACTCCGAAATCTTTTCAACATCAAGTAATTTAGGTCCGGTATCGGGGTCCTTGTCATCGGGTTTGGTTTCCTGTGCCAGCGCATCGTCCAGTTTCGTTTGAAGTTCGGCCTTTTCCCTGTTGAGGTCACTGATCTGTTTGTAGAGCAAATCATTGTTTGCCCTGGCGGTTTTTAATTCTTCCGCATGATCTTTGACCCTGCCAAGGAGGGACTGATACTTCTGTTCAATATCCTGGGGTTGTGCCGGCGGGGGGTTCTGTTCGGGCGGTGTCTGCGATGGTTCGGTCGGGGTTACTTCCGGCGCTGTCCCTTGTGCAGGGGTCGCTGGCTGTACTGTCCCGTTGAGATCTGCCTGAATTTTATCAGCCTGTTCTCCCATCTGCTGCACCTGTTTTGGTGTTGCCATTGAAAATTCCTTTAGGGTCTTTGGGTTTTCCTGATTCCGGGTGCGGCAACCGCCTGTCCTTTTGCGCCAAGGGTGCGGGTAACGCCTATCCTTCACCAGGGCCGTAAAGCTGTCCTGATAGGTCATAAATGATGGATGAACCGGGGATAGGCAACGAATGAGCCGGACATAGGGTTATGTGGATTTAAGAGGGGGTTTTGGACATAAAAAAGCCCGGAAGAGGATAACCTCAACCGGGCTTGTCATGTGCTGCCGGGTGGATAGCCCGGCACTATTGGAGAATAGCAAACACTATGACATCAGTATTTTAACGGTTTTCCCTTTATCATGTCAACGGAATGTTCGACTTTATCCAGAATCATCTGGACGGTAAAGGCAGCGGCCCCAAGCCTGGAAGCTGTTAGGGGTTCTGCCATCCTGTGATTGACATCCATGAGGTGCAACTCTTTTTCCAGGTATGCCTTGATGACCGGCCATTCCTTGGTTGTGGAAAAAGAAGCCATGGCAGACATGACGGCCTGATCTTTGGGGCTATTGATATCAAATGGTCGAATCATAGTTTCTCTGTGGTCCTTATACAGATTTCCGGGTTAAATACGACAATCTTGGAGTCGGGGTCCCGATACTGAAACGGTTCGGAAATAAACCCCACAATTTCATGGTCAATCATATCCCCATCACCAGCCTTTCTGAGTTTCAGGATATAAACGCCGGTCTGGTATACTTCTTCCTCGGGAGGGTAATGTCTGGTTTCGATTCGGAGTTTACACGCTTTTTCAAGGACAACCTCCACGATCTTTGGATTCTTCATCATGGCCTTGGTCATCTTAAACCCGTGGCTTCGCAAGATCTTGTCCATAACAGCGCCAAAGTATTTCATGGCCATGTCCATGGACTGATTCTGATTAAACCCTTTAAACCTACGGATATAGGTCTTGTTCTGCATGAGATAATCAAAATTATCTTTGTCCTGGTCCCCCATCTCCCCAAGGGTCTGGTCGGCAATATAATTGGCCATGTACCGGACCCCGGGAGAATCCGGGGGAGTCTCTGTCAGGTCTGTCTTTTTGGCCTCCTGGGCCGGTGCTGCATCCATTAAGCTGCCTCCTTCATGTTATTGGGGACTTCCTTTGTCCCGCCTGGTTGTGCGGTCAAGCCCTGTTCCACCTGGGCGGTGAGTTGCTGCATCTTGGCTTTTCTTGCGATAGCCTCTTTGGTCGGCACAATGTTCCCGGAAGGAAGATCAAGGCCGTCTGTCACACCTCTCAAAACCTCCGCAAACCCTTCAATCCCGATAATTTCCATAACAATGGGGCTCTGGGCAATGGCTAAGAACTCATTTCTCCGGAGGGCGGCGGCTTCCTGCTGTATCAGGCTGGTGGCTCCCATGGCGACAATATTCAGATCAGAGTCAAACCATTCCTGGTCATTGGAATAGAGCAGCTGCATTTGGTAGAGGTATATAATGGCCGGGGAAATAATGTCTTCATCTATGTTCCGGACAACATCCTTGATCCCCCTGGCCACTGAATTCATCATCATGGTAAAACCCCTGGCCGTATCCAAGGGTCCGCCCTTGTCCTTGCCACCATAGGCATACTTGGGCACACCGGTCTTTTCATCGGCCTGGCCGGAAAAAAACTCATAGAGCCCAATCAATTCTTTGGTTGTGGAAGGAGGCATGAAAAAACGAATCGGATCACGCTGGGCCACACCGCCAGACGCCATACCATCAAACCCCCATATTTTCCATGGGTGCATGGCACTGACCTGATCACCTTCCCGGACCTGGGAATAGTCCACGCCCACCTGAGGGCCGGACGATATGGCCGCATTGTTTAGCATGTTCCTTGCCGTGGCGTTGCAGGCGTCAATGGAATCACGGAAAAGGCCCAAGGAAGATTTTCCCCAGAAAGATCCGTTATTCCTGCGAAAACTGGTCTTGTGGTAGGGTACTTTTTCCAGGGGGTTTCCGTTGAGTTCCGCTTTGATGATATATTTATCAATCAGCCACACCTCGGCCTTGTACGTGGCCATGGGGTCCTCGATCTTGGAGGGATCAATACCAGCCTGTAGAAGGTTAAGGCCCTGGATATCTCCCCAAAATTGCAAGGCATCTATCTTCCCGCCGGTCTTTCTCCATTCGTCGGGCCTGTCCTCTAAGGAGTGCCGGGTATGATCAATGGAGACATTCAACCATTCCAGGGCTCCCTGGGCGTAATCCCTGAGAACCAGATCAATTGCCTGTGCATCAAAACCCGGGGTCTTTTTCATTTTATACAGGGCACCCTTGGTCAGGCGATGACGATGGAAAAAACCTTGATCCAAACTTTCTGCATCAGGCAGAGGATAAATATCCATGGGAGACACCCGTTCAAACACCCAGGTCAAAACATCGTTAACCCCCACCGGTCTTTGCTGTTCCTGGGGTTGACCAGGCGCCGGAAGCGCTGCGGGATCTTCCATGGCACCACCGGGAGCCGGTAAACCCAGGGGCATGTTAGCCGGAGATTGTCCAGGACCTTGGCCTGGTGCCTGGCTATTCCATACCAGTTTCTTTTCTGATCGCTGGAAGGGTCCTTTCATCACGACACACTTAAACGTGTTGAGGTCATCAATGAGCAAACCCATAACCTTATTGAAATCTGATTCCGTCAGAATGTCATCCAGTTTGGTTTCAATCCGGTTCTCGGCCTTATTTGCAGCTGCCTGCTCTGCCTCCTGGACCTCAGCCGCCATCTCTTCCATGCGTTCCATCATGGCCATAGATAGTTTTTCCCGGGCGGTCTTCTGGGCCTGCTGCATAACCATGGCCTCGTCCTCACCCTGGGATATCCGGGTCTGGATCTCCACCTCCATTTCGGCCTGGATAAGGGCGGTCATTTCCCCCTGGGCCTCGTAAATACACCTCTCAACAATCTTGGCTTTCTTTTTCGGATCCAGTTCAGGTACGGGAGTGGTCTTGGTGCCCCATATCTTGTTTGCAGGAGATCCAAAATAAATATCTTTCAGCCATGCCGTGATAGCACTGGCCTTTTCTTCTCCCAACATCATGAAGATGGCGGACCCGCCCTGCCTCATAATTTCGGCAAGCTTAGTGGGATCATATTCCCCCTTCCTGTTTCTCAGGTCTATGAGCATTTCCTGCTCAACATTGCTTTTTGCGGCTTTGGCGGCATCCCACTTATTCCGGACGTCGTGGGCCAGGCCGACAAGGAAGGGTTGTGCCTGACGTTCTCTGGCGTCCCGAGTCTTCTGTTCTTCGACGGCTTCCTGTTCTCTCAATTGATTATTACTTACAAATGGGACCATGTTAAATGCACTCATGGATGAACCTCCTTGTTATGTCCAACCGGCAGCCGAAACCGGTTTGATCGTATTAATATGGGCGGCTGCGCTCGGTGCCAATCCAAACTTATGCCCCATGCCCATGGTTTGGAAAGCGTCTGCACAATTTGAATTTACATCGTGAAGTGGTGTGTCTCGGTAGCACCCAAGGAACGGATTCCACTCTTTTCTGTATGCCTCCAGGCGTTCGATGCCCTTGGCACACTTTTTATAATCAAACCAGCACAGGTTTAAGATGGTCCTGGCCGAGTTGATTGAATCTCTTTTCTGTTTTACCCGGGGAATTCTTCTAAAATTAATACCCACCCGGGCGGCGCTGGTCCAGATATTCACACCGGGACCAACCTCTCTCTTGGAAACATCATGGGGCCCATTGTGGGTTCCATAGTCATATCCAAGGTTAAGGCGTCGTTTGGCCAGTTCCTGGGCATAGAACTCAATGCCCTCCCCGGAGTTTTCATAATAATCAATGGCGTGGATCTGCCGGCCCTGGTTCTGGGTGAACCAGATGGCCATGGCATCCCCGATACCTAAATCCCACCATGTGTCCACGGTGGCACCAACATCATGGGGAACGGAGCAAATCCGATTCTCCATGCGGATCTTTTCAAACTGACTCGCGAAGTACGCCCCCATAATAGCCTGTTCAAAAGCTTCCTTGGGGGTAAAGGGATGCTCCCTTTTCATCAAATCGCCTAGCTTGGCCTCTTTCAGAATATACCAATTCTTCTGGGCCTGGGTCAGCTTCTCCCCGATCTCGGCTTCCATCCTGGCAAAATACGAGCCCATGCGGTCGTGGATGGGTTGGTTGATCTCAACGACGTTGCCGGGATTCTCGTACCAAGGGAAAAAGTGAAACCGGTAATCCAATGCGGACAACCGCATATTCATTATCTGGCGCTTCTGGGCCTCGGTGCAGTAATCAAAGAAATAACCCTGGCGGCCCTCTGCTGTGGACTCAATAAACAGGATACAGTTCTTATTCTCGGTGTGGATAGCCTCCAGGGCACCGGACACAATCTCTTCGGCTTTACCTGGATATTGGGCACAAATCTTACCAAACTCTGAGATATGGAGATAATGACAGGTCCCGGACCTAAAAGATGTTCCGATCGAAAGGACCGAAGAGTCAGACCCGGAGTGCTTAAATTCCAATTCTGATTTTGATTTTGTGATCAGTGGCCGCTGTTCTTTCAGCCAATCGGGCAGATTGTTGTATGGGAAAAGGACCTTTCTGCGCAGGATCTTCCCGGCGTCCTCCCGGTTGTGGGCAATAATCCCGGCCTCTATATTGGCGTTGAACAGGCACTCGTCAAGCAGATAGAGGTCTATAAACGTGGTAAAGCCCAGCTGCCGGGCCTTGAGAATAAGATTCATGTACCATACGTTGTTGTAGAACATCCACTGTGAAAAATTAGGTTTGAACAGGACCTTACTGCCCATGGCATCAATGATGTAATAGAGGTTATTCAGCCTCCACCATTTATCCTTGAGCTTGGCCTCCATGTCGGCCTGGTCCTTAAATTCAAGGTGATGATCCCCAGCCTTTTCCGACGGGTCAAGGCGGGGATCATCGTCATGGAGCACCCCTGTACCGGTAACATCCCCGGACAAGTCAACTACAAGACCTGTCTCAGGGTCTACAAAAGGTTCATAAATTTTCCTTTTGTACCGGGATAGCGGTTTATATTTGGTTAGGAGTTCTTGCATTTATCTCGTAGCAGCTCCGCCCCTGGCGTTCATACAATCCGGCGGGGCCTCGTCCGGGCTGCCGGGGCTATCAGCTTCCCCCTGGGCTCTCCGCCATCGATCCACATCCACCTGGCGGTAAAATGGCTTACCTCCCAACAAAGTCGTTTCCGGACCCTTCCCGTCACATCTCATATGGTAAAGCTTTTTTACCTTTATGTTCAGAAGCCCGGCGACCTCGGCAATGGTTAACAGTTTCTCCCGGATCTTGAATTGCCTTAGGGCAAATGCAATTCGGCCCTCTAATCTCTTGGGTTCTCCTTCTTTCGCTCTGGAATAACCCTGGCGGTACCCGGTCTTTCTGCCTTGCGTGTATGCCAGTTTATTCTTTTTCCTGAATACAAAAAAAGAAAGGATCGGGAGAACGATCATTACTGCCCAAAAAGAATAGTCGCTTAAAAACTGAAACATGGTTCTTACCTCCTGCTATGGTTATGGCCGTTATGGCCTGGTTTCTCCGTGTGTGGTAAGTTCTTGGAAAGGTCCATCGTCATATTCCTGGCCGCTGCCCTCGGGCACACAATCTTTGAGGTGATCGGCCCGGGCAGCAGCCAAGTCTCTCTTTATACGACGAAGGATTTTCTCCGGAGGATAATCGGTGGGGAACTCACCTTTGTAGATGAGGGAGCCGTCGGTAAGCCCGACCACCAGAGTGAACTGTTCTTCATAGTCCAAAACAACCACAGTCTTATATTTCTTCTCCAAAAATAGCCTTAACACCTCGGCCTCGTCGCTCTGCATGACGGATTCCCCGGCCTGCTTGGCTTTTTCATCCATCATACCGGTTGTGATGAGAAGGTTCTTCGTGCCCTTGTTGTCATTGCCGATCATATTGGCATAGCGGTTGACCATACTCAGAGACTCGTTAAGAGTTGTGATGGCGTCCTGCTGTTCTTCTGTCTGGGGCGCAGGCAATTCAAGCAATGCATCTCTGGCGCCCTCCAGGAGCGGGACCATGGCCGTTGATACTTCCCTGGCCCGGAATATAACGCCTTGCATGACCAGTTTATCATCAATGGCATCGCTGTTGATTTTGGTTTCCCCGGCTTTCCTGCTCTCAAGGCGGTATTCTCTCGTCTCGGCCTGCTGGCGCAGCTGGCTTTGCCGAAGTAGCTCCCGGGCTCTTATCTCCAGGTCCTCCTTTGCAATGTCCAGCTCTGTCTTGAGTTCATTCACCCGGTCGGACAATTCCTTGTTTAGTGCAATGAGCTCATGTGACTTTATGCCCGTCACGACACCATCATTGATCCCACTCGCCCTAATCATGCCATCCTTAATCTTTCCAAGAAATTTTCTCATGATTTGCCGTTTCTCCTTTTTGGTGAAAACCCATTCATCCCACAGGCCAAGAGAAAACCAAGGAGGAACCAGACCTTATCAACAATCTTAACCAGACAGACCTTTCGCCCGATATCCTCTGAATAGTTCGCCGGGTCCACGCAGGAGCTGGCCTCCACAAGTTTGTACCCATTGGACAGGGTGGCTGTAACAAGGGTTGTATTCCCGTCCCTGGTTTCCACATGGACATCCTTGATAAACTCAGCAACATCCGCCTCGTTAATCTTGTTTGGCTCCCTGAGCTGGATATTCGCCCGCTCGAATTGCTCTCCTGGGCACCAGGATTCATAGCCGTCTGGGTACTGGACCCGGTAGCCAGGCTCATTAAATTTTTCAGGAAGATAAATGCCGTTTGTCTTCTTTCTAAACTCATTTTTTGTCATAGCCTCCGCCTTAACCAATTTTACGCCGATGTAACTTTTCATTTTGTCTCCTTTTCAGTGATATCCGGCCCAGGGGTTTCCTCAAACCGGACAAATTTTATTTCTTCGTGCCCTTCAAGTAGCGCCTTGGCTATCCTGTGCCGTCCATCCATGACATACCCCTCTTCATCCAGAATGATGGGATATTTCAAGTCAGCATCTAAAGTCTTTTGAATGTGCCCGACAAAAGACTTCATACTGGTGACCTTTGGGGCCAACTGGTAGATATTGAGTGCCGTCATAGGCATCCATTCAACAGGCAAGTCTTTTGCTTTTTCGATTAGCCGAGAAACAAACCATGTTTTTCCATTATCACTAAAAGTTTGTTGGGCTAACGGGCATGGGTCTTTAATCGTGACCTTCATTCCTGATCCTCCATGCTGAACTGCTTAAATGTAATTGCCCTCATGTCCTTTAAATGGTCTTTAACCGCCACAAGCTCACGCTCCACCGGCTGCAACTCTTCTGGCTTAATCCCCAACCGGGTCAATTCCGTGGCCAGGGCCTGGAGTAGTCCATACCCCTCTGAATTGCTATCAGTCGAAAACAAGGGTGGAATAACTTCTCCGGGCTTATAATCTGTAAAAAACAGGTGGCCATTCTCAATACCTGAACAATAAGAGAAATTGCCTGAACCGTTAGCTCGGCGAACATGGACTTTTGTTTGCCAGGGGAAGTGCTCTTTATCGATGTGGACGCCATAAGCTTCTTTCACTCTTCATCCTCCGCTAAATTAAAATGTTCCGGGATCTCATGCACCGGTGCAGGCAATCCCCTGGTCGCTCCGTCAACCGACCCCAGGACGTTTTTGATGACACTTTTTTCTGATCCTGCCCCCTGGGCGCCTCCTTGTTTGTATTCCTGGGTTGGGTCCAGCCTGAGATACTTGGACAAGAACTCCAGGGCCTTGACCTTGTTATGGCCCTTAAACTTAACCATAGCCGTATTGGATTGAGTCTTGTCCCCGCCAACCCCTCCATTTGATTTATGGGTGGTCTCCTTTAAAACCTGGATACTCTCCAGGGCGGTCACTGTCTCGGGAGGTAATTCGTTTAGGGGAATGGGATTTCCGGTCTCTGGGTCAAATAGGTCTTGGATGTTAAAGAATCCGATGGCCATCCATTCTTCAAGGACACGGGCGGGGGTGAGGGCAATCCTTTCAATCTGCTGTTCTTTGGCCTTATGAACAGCGTCCCATAGCCTTCTGTAGGGCTTTGGGCACTTCTCCCGGTTATCCCCGACCCATAAATACGCTGATTTATTGGCCGTCTTAACTGAATATCCAGCAAGAATTGCCGCTTGCGTAGCATTAAGAGATCCTAAGTAATTATAGTAAAACCGGGGTTGTTTTCCCGGTAAATCACCTGGGGGCGGGACAGAGGTTGGCATGATTACGCTTCCCGCCTGGCTTTCTCCATAGCCTGAACAGAGGGCCGGACATACTCAGCATAAAGCAATTTTCCGGTATCTGAACCTATGGGATACTCGACGGTAGCAAACTGGTGGCCGCACGTAGGGCAGAAACAGCGGCGCATGGTAAAAGAATCCTGCCTGCCATCTGTATCGTCTACCCGGTGGGAATATCCGTCACACTCTGGATTAGGACATCGCATAAAAAATTCTCCTTTTTGAGTTCGGTCAAAAGAATTTTATATGTCTATGGCGTCTCCTTGTAACGGTTAGTTGTATATAGCCTTATGTCGTAATGAAACGGAGCTTTCAAGGTTTTGTGGAATATTTATTTAATTTAGCTGTTGACACTGTACCCAATGGGTACTATATTCCTGGCATGACAAACACGAACATGAAACCCATCAATCTAAAACACTCACGGGAAGCCTTGGGTTTAAATCAATCCGAAATGGCCCGAGCAATGGGTGTCCATCGCAACACTTGGATAAAATGGGAAAGAGGCGAAGACGGCAGGCAGATCACTGCAAGCCCGGCCAGACTAGTTAAAACCCTGCTGTGGCTTGAAGACATGAATCTACTTGAATTATACTTGGAATT